CTCGGTGGCATCACCGTTGCACAGCAGCACAAAAGGATCGCTGCCCACAATCTCCGACACTTGGGCCTGTGCCTCCTGCCACTTTTCCCAGAGCCACGCTTGGTGGAGGTTTTTGCCGAAGCCGATGGTGTTGCCGTTGATGCTTTCGCTATCCGGCGGCATCAACCCTACGCTCGACCCGCAATGCAGATCGCTGACGACGACCAGCAACTGCGGGCGTGATGGTTTTTTAGACATGGTATGTCGATTAGTGAGCCAATTACGCGCTCGTCAGCATCCGGCGCACTTGGTCAACCACCTCCGCGTCACCCTCTTGGTAGCGACCGTAGAGCGGGTTGGATGCGTTGGTCATAATGTCCCGTGCGCGGGCGCGGGTGCTGCTCGCTCCGGTCTGGTCACCGGCTACCAGCTTGTCGTCGGAGAGCTTCTCCGCGAGGCTGACGATGGCCTTGACCACTTGCGGATCGACAAACCCTTGGGACGTCGGATCGACTCCGGCGGTCACCGCGGCGCGGCGGGCCAGTTCGATCTTCTCCGGCATCTTGTCGCCCCAAACCTTTTGCAGTTCGGCCCGTCCGGTTTCCAGTTGGGTTTCGATCATCTGGGCGGCGGCTTGGTTCATCAAAGACGCCCGCTCCATGTCGAACTTCATCAGTTCGGTCATCGCGCTGGCGGGGATGTTGTGCTTGTAGGCGAGTTCCGCGGCGCGTTTGGCCACGCCTTCATCCCAGAAAACTCCCTCCGGCAGTTGCTCCGGCTTGAGGTTGTAGGCTTCGGGCGAATCGGGAACGCCGATGGCCTTGCGGTAGGCGGCAACTTCCTCCGGCGTGGACTTTTCGCTGGGAGGAACGATGGCGTTGGCCTTCTTGCCCAAGAGTTGCTCCAGCCCTTGGTAGGACTTGGAAAGGCTTTCAACGTCAGCCTTGTCGTTGCGCCAGAACTTCTCCGGTAGCCATTCGGGCTTTTCGGTTACTGCGGGCGCTGGCGCGTCGGTAACGCTGGCAGGCGCACTGGAAAGGAGTGTCCCTTCCGTTGTGGTGTTGAGGTTAGCAGCGGGTGCGGTGGACGCGGGAACAGCGGCGCTGTCCGCGGTGGTGCTGGTTTCGGAGGTGGTGGTTGCATCAGTCATGGTGGTGTTGGTTGGTTGGTGTTTTGACTAAACCGCGTTTAGCGGAGAACTTCGGTGGAGGGCCGCTCGACGTCGGCATCTCCGACGACAGGCAGCGAAAGTTTGTGTTCGACGAAAAGGATGACCTCGCGCTGGCCGTCACGCACCGCGGCGGCGATGGGATCAAACGGACGTCCCAGCGTGCGCTCAAAAGCAGGCCGGTTCATGCGGAAGTAAGCGCGAAGGTTGTCGAGGACAACGCGCCCGTCTTCGTTGTCGAAGCAGCGGTGGTAAGCGTTGTTAATGCGCTGAAGCGACTTGCTGCGCTCCAGTTCTTTGTCGGTGGTCATGCGGTGGCTTGGTTCATCAAACGGCCAAGGGCGCTGTCTTGCTTCACGCTGCCAGCCTTGCCCGCGGCTTCGGCCATTGTGAGCATCTGCTGTTGTTGCTGCATCTGGGCCTGCGCTTCGGCGCGGGCGCGTCGGGCATCCTCGACCTCGTTCTCCTCGGACAGCCAGTCGGCGGGTAGTCCGTCGTTGCGGGCCGTTTCGCGGGCGATGACGTCCCATTTGAAGTTGTCCAGCACTTCGGGGCGCACTTGGGCGATGATCGCGTTGCGCTCCATTGTCCTTGCCAAGGAAAGGTTGTGCATGGCGCGTATGGCGAGCGCCACTTTGGACACATAGCTGACTTCCGGTTCCGGCAGCATGGGCTGTCCCATCGCGTCCATTTGGATCGCGTCCTGCGGCGGCGGCGGGAAATGGCCGTTGCGGATGAGGATACCGAAGACTCCGCGCAGCATGGGCGAAAGCAGTTCGGTCGTCTTGCGGGTGAACGAAGGCGAAAACTGCACCAGCTTCTCGCTGGCCCGCTCGGCCACTTCGGTCGCGGTCATGTTGGTGCGCTCCATCGAGGCGAACATGCGGAACATGTCCACATGCATGGCCACGTTGATCGCGTTGGTCTTACGGTTTTCCCGCTCCAGTCCGATTTGGTAGTCGCCCGCGGTGGCCCATTCCTGCGGCAAGGCGTTTGGCTGGGTCGGATCGTAGTAGGTGACGCCCCCCGATCTCAAATCGACTTCCCCTTCGTGCGTTGCGGGCATGAGGAGACGAGGGAAGGCTTTGATCTCCGCGAGGGCGTCAAGTTGCTTGGCCAAGAAATTAAGTTGGCGGGCTTCGGGCAAAGCCATCCATGCGGGCGAAATGCCATAAACGCCTTGCTGACTTTTGACATGCCTGCCCGCGAAGAAAGGTTTCTCGTCGTAGCCGGAGTTGCGGCAGACATGCTTGTTGCTCTGGTCAACGTAGACGCTGGCCCAAGGCTTGTTCGGGCCGTCGGCCTTGTTGCGGTCGCGGTCGTTGTCTTCCCGTTTGTAGAGGGCATGAACAAAGCGGTGCTTCACTGTGCCGCCCTTGCCGGTGCGCCGGATCTCTTGCAGCTTCTTCTGCATGGCGGGCGCAAGGGCGTCTTCGCCAAACTTGTCCGCGGCTTGCAGGACGGTCAGTTCCAGTTCGCGGAAGACGGTGTCGATCAGACCCTCGTCGTTTTCGGCCAGTGAGTAGGTGCCGATGTCGAATTTGTGGAAAACAAGCGGGTGCGACATTCCTGCCTCAACGAACATGCAGTAGGTGCCGAAGACGGAGTCGTCGTAATACAACTCATGCACTTCCGTATAAAGGTTGCTGGTGGCCAAGAGCAACTGGGTCGCCTCGGAACACTTGGCATACCACTGCTTGGCCTTGTCGCTGTTGACGCCCTTCGGAGGCTCGTAAACAAACCACCGGCTGTCAGCAGGCGTGATGTAGGCAAGCTGCCCATTGGCCAGCGTGGCCGCGGCTTGCACGGCGCTCGTATCAAAGAGGACATCGTAGCGCGAAGAATCCGGCACGCTGCGCTTGGCACTAATCTCGGCTTTGCGCGGCAGGAAATACTCGGCCAACTCCTGCCAATGCGTGTCCCATGAGGCACGCTCGGAACCCAAGTCTTGGTTGCGGGCAAGAACCCAGTCAGCGAGTTGGACGTTGTCTTTCATTTACCAGAGGTCGGGATCGTGGGTTGCGGCAATGAGAAGCATGATGCCGGTGGAAACAACGGCGAGGTGGTAGACGAGCGGCTCCATGTGGTCATCCAAGGAGACTGCGCCCTCCCAGTCGCCCGCCGCCGGTTGCGGGATTGTAGCCTCCGGTGTTGCCCGCGAGCAGGCTGCGTCGGCTGGAGGAACGCTCGGCCCGTCTTGCCTTCTGCTGTCTTTCGGAGTTGCCAAAAATAGATTCGGCGTCGGGAGCGGAAACCATGCTGCCCGCACGATCCTCCGCATCGCTCGCAACGCTCGCAACGCTTCGGTTCATTGGAACGGTCGGCACTTCGGCTGGGGTTGATTCCCGTTGCTTTTTGGCAGCTTCTTCCTGCTGGCGAATCGCCTCCATGCGCTCGGCCAGTTGTCGGTTGTAGGCTTCGACCTGCGCGTTACGGGCGGCAACTTGTTTTTGGTATTCGGCGGCTTGGGCTTGTTGCGCTGCCTGTTGCGCTGCGGCGGCTTGTTGTTGCTGTCTTGCCGCTGTCGCCGCGTTGATTTGCGCCCAGTTGGCGTTTGGCCCAAGCCCAACCGCTGCCGCTGCCGCTACGCGCTGCTGCAACTGTGGATTGTTTTTTCCTGCGGCCATTTGTTAACCCAAAAGACTGTTGCCCGTCACGGGATTGGTGTAGCCGCCGGTTTCACCGGCCAGAACGGACTTTCTCACGCCCTCGCGCCTTCCTGCCGATTGCCGCGCCTGCATCTGGGCATCGCTCACCGTTTGATCCACGCGCTCTGGGATGGGTGGCGCTGGCGGCGGTGCCTCCGGCATTTTTGGCATTTCCGGCATCTTGAACTCCGGCATGGGCGGCATTTGAAACACCGGCATGGCAGGCATGGGAGGCGGTGCGCTTTGCCGTCCACCGCCGCCGAAGTGGCAACGGCACGTTAGGTCAATCTTGGACGAGTGATAGTTTCGCATATTTTTGAGTAAGTTTGTCGGTCGAAAAGAAAGTCAGCGGATGGCCACTCCTCTCCCATGCGATGAGCGGAAGATAAAACGGTATGTGGCGCAATAGTTTTTTGACTAAACCCTGCAAGCCTTGATCGTCGGCCAAGGCAAAGGCGTAGACATACCACGCATCCCAGTCCTTGCGCTGGAAGCCACACCAGACGTCGTTGATTATCTCCTGCGGTGCGGCACTGCAAACCGGACGCGCCATCATCACATACTCCGGCGTGCTAAAAAAACAGCCATGCGAGAGGTGCGCCAGCATGTCTTCCTCAAACGTCCGCGGGCTGTCCGCGGTGTAGAGCAGTTTGCACTTTTGAATCGGCGTCATCGTCTCACGATTGTCCTGCGGGTGAAGTCCAGTTCGCGGATGCCGGTTGTCACCACAGTCGGGCGCGGCTTGGCAAAGCCGGTCTTGAGCATGCCCGCCATCTCGGCCTCGGCTATCATGCGGAGCGCGTCGGCAGCGTGACTGGCCCAGTTGTGGACAGGCTCGTTGACCACAATGCCAGTGGCGCTCGACCGCTTGTAGGCGTAGTTGGCCAAGGCATCCAACCCACGCTCGCAGGCAGGCAGGCGGAAGCTGAACCGCGGGAACATTTGAAGGCAGGCATTAATCCCGATCCAGATGTCATGCGTCCTTGGCAGCACGCGCACATTGGCCAGACCGGCCTCGGTATACACTTGGGCGTCAGCCTTGCCGCTGGTGCGAGTCGCCGCGGCATCGTGAGGCAGGAAATGCGCCCCGTAGCTATATCCCTTTGCCAGCATGTGGCCGACGCGCTGGACAGGCGTCATGTCCAGATCCATGTCGCAGTCGATCACGCGCACCTCGTTGCCGCCGATCACTTGAAAATACCAGACGACGGTGTTGACCGGTGACCCCAGATCCCACGCGGTGTGGACGAGCGTGCTGTTGTCGGTCTTAAAGGCGCTGATCGCCCCGCTGGCGCGGAGCTTGTCCAGTTCGCCCGCATAGATCGCGCCCTCGACCGGCGATTTGAAGCACTCGTCCAAGGTGGTGGGAAATTCTCTAAAAATAAACAGACCCAAGTCGCGGGACTGCCGGTCATACCACAGGCGCTGCTGCGGGCTGAACGTGTGGCCGGTCGTCTGCTCCATGTTGTCCAAGTATTGACTGATCGCTGGACTGATTGTGGACACATCCCCTTCGACCACATAGGTCGGATCTTTCCACCAAGGAAAGAAGACCACGCGCCAGTCCTTGTCCGTCTTGGCCGCTTCCGGCGTCTCCAAGGCACCCTTGACGATGTCCCACAAGTGGCCCCCTCGCCCGCCTTTCCAAGTGGTTTCTATGATGATCCGGCCATGCTCCGCGGACGGGATCGCGCCGGTCAGAATCTCCTCACTGCGCCGCGGGTCGTCCGCTTGGATAACTCCCCACTCGGAGAGGTGAAGCCAGTTGTTGGTGCCGCCACGGGCGCGGAGGCCCGCAAAAAACGACGACGCGGCCTCACCGGCCACGCTGACCTCAAGGATCGAGCCAGAGTCGCGCACCTTCTCAATGCACTGCAAGGCGACCGGAGGGAGGTTGTCCAAGGCAACCTTGGCAATTGTCGCTAACTTGCGCTCGGCATCTGCCGCGGTCTGATCGACAAGGCTGCACTGGGTGCCAGCGTTCCAAAGCATCTGGTCGGTGAGAAGGACATCGAGCGCGGTGGACATGCCAAGTCGCCGCGCCTTCAAGATGATGAGGCGCTTGACGC